GAGCAGGACCGGATCGATGCCGAGGCGCTGGTAGGCATCGACCAGGGGCGTCGAGGCGTTGCCTGAGATGACATTCGCCGTCTTGGTGCCGAGACTTGTTGCCTTGCTACCGGCGAGCGCGCCCGCGACGTTGCCGGCCATCTCGACGCCTGGCTTGGCCCAGGGCGGCACGGCTTCGGTTGCCAGATCCCCGGCCACGGCTCCCGTCGCGCCCATGACAGGTGCCCCGACGCCGCCCGGCCCGAGCGCCGCCATCGTGCCGGCGGCTCCCACACCCTTGCGGACCAGCGCCTCGGTCGGCGTTGCGGCCTGAACATCGCCGGGTGCGACGCCGAGGACATTGCCCACCGCGGCAACGCCACGAGTGCCGGGTTGATTGCCAAAGTCGGCGTACAGCGCATTGCGCTGATCGTCGGACATTCGGTTGTAGCCGAATACCGGAGCGAGTGCGTCATAGGCAAACTGGCCCGCCGTCAGCAGCGGTCGCCCGACCAGATTGGCGAAAGGATCGGACAGGATATTGCCGACATTGGCGCCGATATCCGTCAGGCCAGCGGCGGCATTGCGAGCGACGCCACGAAGCGTCGTCACCGGCTCCGCTGCCGCCTTTGCCTTGGCCGCCTCTGTTTCGGCCGCCGCCGCATCGCGGAACCGCTTGTCGATGTCTACACCCGCGGGAGGCGTGACAGGCGCGGCAACGGCAGGCGCGTCGGGCGTGCCGCTGCTGAACAGTTTGTCGATATCGGCGCCCGTGAGATCGGCCACGACGATCCCCTATTGCCCAGCCGCTGCCGGCTGGTTTGGCAGACCAATCAGGTTGTGCTTTGCGGCGTATTCCAGCGACTTGTGCAACATGTCCGTGCCGCCCTTGACCGCCGCCATGCGATCACGCACTGCCTGCCGCTCCGGCTCCGACAGGCGATCCCATGCGAAAGCCTCGGGCACCGTCTTGAGCGGGAAGTTCATCACATGCCCGAGGTATCCCGCGCCGGTCTGGTCAGGCGCCTCATGGACCATGCCGATATCGCGGTTCACCAGGCCGAGGTTCTGTTTCAGGACATGCATCGCTGCATCGGTGTCGATGTGCATATTCGCGTTGGCGTCCTGCGACATCATGCGGCTTAGATCAGTGCCGCCTGCTCCCGCCGCTTGCTGGGCAAATCCGATCATCGCCTTTCGCGCGATGTCGTACTGCGTCACGTTGTTATCGCCGAACGGCGGCGTGATGCCCTGCGCCTTGAGGAACGAATAGAAGTTGTGAACTGCTTCCGTGCTCATGCCGGATTGCGTGAGCTTCAGCGCCTGGATAGCGGTGTCGAGATTGACGACAGAGTTTTGCTTTGACGCTACCGCGCGCTGGTCGGCCTGATAGGCGGCCTGGTTTGCCGTCACCTGTTCCCCGGTCCCGAGCGGCGCCGACGTGCCGATGAACCCCGGAGGCCGCGCTGGCGGCGTGGCCGCACCGGCGGCAGGAGGTGTGCCGGTAGCAGCGGACGGTGCCGCTGCCGCGCCAGGAGCGCCACCCGGAAGGGGATTGCCAAACCGATCGACGGTTGCCCCCATGGGCATCGAGCCAGCCTGACCGCCTGAGAATACTGGCGTGCGCGCCGCCTTCTGCTCCGGCGTGAGTGTCATAGGCATCGCCGGACCCATCTGGCCGAGATTGCCAGCGAACGGATTGGTGTTGACCGGCACCAGCGCATCGCCGATCTGCTGATACTCGATCTTCGGCACGCCAAGCTCGGGATGCGCCTGCATGACCGCGCTCTTGAGCGCCGTCAGCAACGGCTGACCGCCCGTCGCACCGGACTTGTGCAGCATATCGGTCAGGCCGGTCGTGTCGTATCCGCCGGCCTGTATCTGGCCCAGCGTGTTCGTGGCATCGGCCAGTGTGGCGTTGTCGCCCTTCTGGAACAGCGGCAGCATGCCATTGGCCACGAGGTTGTTCTTGTAGGCGCGCAACTCCTGCTGCGCCTTCTCGATGCCAATCCCGCCCTGCTGGATCTCCTGCTGCTGTCGCTGCAACTGACCGGGGAAAAGCTGCATCTGTTGCAGCTTCTGCATCGTGTCGATCAGCCCCGATGGATTGGCCAGCAGCGAGTTGCCGCCCGCGCCCTGACCGATGCGGCCAGCGGCTAAGGGGATGCTCGCGTCGATCCCTGAGCCAGACATTACCGCATCCCTCCCGGCATGCCAGCCGCGCCGCCCACAGGCGCCGCCACAGGCCCTTGCGCCGCTGGCCCCGGCATTGCCGCGCCAGGCGCCGGAGCGCCCCCAGGCGGCCCCTGAGCAGCGCCGTTGACCACCTGATGCGCGTGCGCGTGCAGCGCCACGGCGCCGACCAGCGCGCTTTGGTATTGCTGCTGGAGCCACGGCCGAAGCTGCTCGGGCTTCTCGGGCATCTGCGAGATGAACTGTATCCCCTCGGCCGCCTCGATCCGGTGCGCGCCCACCGCGTCGGCGGTCGCCTTCACCACATCCTTGCGGTTGACGGTCGGATTGCCGGCCAGGCGTGCCAACTCGGCGGTGAGGTAGTTCGCGCGCGTGATGCCTTGGGCGATAGCCTGCGGCGGGAGGTCCATCTGCGCGAAGTGCTGCATCACGGCGCCGACCGGGGGCGGTCCCTGGTTCGGGGATGCCGGCGCCGCCGGGATCGAGCCGGTGGACAGCGCGTTCGGCGTCGGCCCGGCGGGTGTGCCGCCCGGCTGCTGCGCCGCGAGTGGGTTCAGGGTGCCGCTCATGTCATTGGCCTAGGGAATTGATCTGTACCGGGAACGAGGAACCATTAGGTAGCGCCTGGAACCCGCCGCTACCGGAATTAGCTATGGCGTTCCCAAAACCGCTGCCGCCGCCGCTGCCGCCAGTCAGCGCATTGAACAGCAGGAAGTTTGATGCCGACCCACCAAGACCGCCGAGCGCGCCGCCGATCGCATTGGCCGAGCCGACCGTGCCGGCCGCGAGCGCGTTGGCGCCGCCGATGTTCGCTGCGTTCGCGCTATTTACTGCACCTTGCCCCAGGTTGCCGGTCGTCGCCGCCGCGTTCTCGCCAAGCCCAGCCAGCGCCTGCAACGGGTTCATCACGTTGGCCAGGTTCTGCTGGAATATCTGCTGCTCCGTCGTCAGCGTGTTATTCGCCAACCCCGTCGCGAAGTTGGCCGCCCCCTTGAGAGCCGCACCGCTGATCCCACGTCCCTGCGCCGCCGCGCTGTTCTCGACGCCGCGCTGGCCCTGCGCGAGATCGAACTGATAGCCAGGCATCGCCTCAAGCTGCGCCTGTGTCGGTTGGAACGTCAGGCCAGACAACCCGTTCGCGGTCAGCGGGTTCGGCGCATTGCCCAGCGCGGTCGGCGGCGGCGTAGGCACGAAATGGTAGCCCGGCGTCAGGTCGCTCGGCTTGAGGCTGGCGGCCATTTCCTTGCTGACCGTCGAGTAGACGGAACCATCCGGCGCCACGAGGTCCATCGTACCAGGGGCTGGCGCGCCGGTCGGGATCTGCGACGGCGGCAGGCCCAACGCCGACCGCAGCGAGGCCAGCGCATCGGTGCCAGCGGTGCGGAATGGCGCCAGATCGCCGCGGGTGATCTGCTGCTGCTGAAGCGCCGCCTGCGCGGCTTGCTGCGCCGCTGCCGCCTGCGTCTTGGCCGCTGATTGCGCCCCCTTGCTGCCAATCGCGCCGCCGGCAATCGAACCTATGGCACCGATGCCAGCCGCTATTCCGATCGCCATGCTAAATCCTGACCCGGTATTGCTGGCTGTGCGCCTGCGCGCCGAGCCTGCGATAGATCGCCGCCATGCGTGGCATCGCCTCTCCGGCCTGGTAGAAGATCTCGGCCACGCCGCGCGCCTTAAGCGCCGCCCGCGATTCCCGATGCAGCCGCATGCCAAGCCCCGGCACGCGACGATCCGCATAGGCATGTGCTTCGCGCGCCACCAGATCGGGACAATCGAGGCTCGGCCCCACCGTCGCCATGAGGTATGCGAACATGCGTCCGTTGCTGCGCGCCGTGGTGATGTGCAGCGCGCCCATCTGATCCATTAGCCGCAGCAGCGGGATATTGTGCGCCTGATACCCCATCGGCTCCTGACCGAGCGACGCGAGATGCCGCTGAAACAGCGGCTCACCGTCCGCATAGAACTGATCAAACCGCTCCTGCTGAAAGGTGAACCCGTCCAGCGTATAGGTCCGCTGCGCCTCCATGGCGGCAATCGTCTGAATACGCGCCACATCGGCCAACCGCGCGAGTTGCGGCGCATTGGCCAAGAAGTACCGCAGCAGCGCCGCGGCGTTGCACTGCACATTGAGCGGCGCCATCGTCGCCCACCAGCCGTGATCATGCTGGAACGGCAGGCAATGCTCGAACAACCGCGCGCAGCCATCCTCCGTTCGCAATTCCCCGAACGTCACCCGCAACACGCCCGGCAGCCGCGCCTCGATCTGGTCGATCTTGCGATCCGCCTTGGCCAGCACCGCCAGCAGCCGCGCATGGTTAAAGCCCAGGCCAAGCCGCATCAGGCTGTCCGCGCACTCAGCCACCGGCCGGCGCACCGTGGCGATCCGCACGTCGCGACCCCGCAGGAACCGCCACCAAGGCGCCGCTGCGGTCTCGACCGTGCCGGTGAACGGTTGCGCGAACCACGACGCCACATCCTCCATCGACCGCATGTGCCGGATTTCATCATGGCCACAAGCCCATCCGGCGTAGCTAAGGTATTGCGCCAACCAGGCAGTGCGGCTCCTCGGCAGCGCCAGCACAACGAACGGCCGGATCATCCCACCACCCACGCCGCGCCGTTCCAGAACACCGTGACCACTGACGCGCCACCGCCGACCACCGCCGCGCCCCACACCGGACCAAGCGCGTCAGTGACCAGCGCCGTGGCGCCCGTCGAGGCTGCCGGCAGCGTGCCGACCGTGAACACCGGCAGCACAAGCGGCCCGGTCATCGCCCGCGTGCCATCGGCCAGCAGCGCCAGCGCATCGGCTGCCGTCCGTGCCGCCGTCTCTGCGGTGATCGCCGCGGCGTTCGTCGCATCGCCTGCCGCCCGCGCCGTTGCTTCGGAGGCCACGCTGGCGTTCGCGGTATCGGCCGACGCCTGCGCCGCCGCTGCGGCGGCGCTCGCCGCGTCCGCCGAACCTTGCGCCCCCGTCGTGCTGGCACCCTGCTGGGCGCCCGTGCGGCTGAAGATCTTGAGCGCCCAATTCCACCACGCGATCGACGGCGCCCCGGTCGCCGGGTCCACCATCGGCGTGCCTGGATGCGGCATGTGGCAGGTGTACTCGGTGGATGACGCGGCCATCACACTAGCCAACACGCAACGAAATGGCTAGAATGACGGATCGACGCAGTGTTCTAGCACCGCGCCGACCCTGACCAGAAAGCTCGACCAAGGAGCACATCGTGGCTGATCCCATTGTCTCAGGCATTTACGCTATCCGCAACACGGTGAGCGGGAAGATGTACGTCGGGTCGGCAAAGAACGTGTCCGCCAGATGGGCCGAGCATCGGCGTTCCTTGAACGGCGATCGCCATCACTCGGTGACACTTCAACGAGCATGGGCAAAACATGGTTCGGAGACCTTTATTTTCGAGATCATAGAGAACGTCTCCGACGCCACCCAGCTTCTCATCCGAGAGCAGCACTGGATTGACCACCATCAGACGGCCAACAAAACGCTCGGCTATAACATATGCCCAAAAGCCGGCAGCGCTCTCGGCGTCAAACAGTCCGAGGAGACCAAAGCGAAACTACGCGCGACATGGACACCGGAAAAGCGTGCCGCCAGAAATAATGAGCACTGGCGACGAATCACTGAGGCGACACGGGCGAGAGGCTTCTCAGAAGCGACGCGCAAGAAGATGAGCGACGCGAGGAAAGGAAAGCCACGGAACTGGGCGCCAGAAACTGAGGCCGCCTTTAAGATCAAGATCAGCAAAGTCTGGACAGGGCGCAAACACACCAAAGAAGCCATCCAAAGGATGCGGGCCGCCAAGGTTGGGAAAAAGCCAACGCAATCTGCCAGGGAGAATATGCGACTCGCAGCACTGCGAAACATGACACCCGAACGCCGCGAAATGCTCGCCGCAGGGAGGAAATTGTCACGCGGCAAGCCCCATACCGAAGAAACCAAACGAAGAATTAGAACAGCCAGGCTCGGCACCAAGATGAGGGAGCGCACGCCAGACGAGAAGGAAGCATTACGCATTAAGTTGAGCGCTCTTAGAAAGGGTGCCGGCGTGGGACGGAAAGCATCTGACGAAACCCAGGCCAAGATGAGCGCATCGAGACAAGGGCGCCGGTCCAGCGACGAGACAAAAGCAAAGTTCCGCGCAGCCATGATGCGTCGCACGCCTGAACAACGAGCCGTATGGCAAGGGAGAAAACACTCCGAAGAGACGAAGCAGAAATGTAGGGAAGCGAAGTTGGGGAAAAGAATGTCAGACGCGACGAAGGCTAAGATAAGCATTGCCAGGAGGGTTTTGTCGGCATCCAAAAACAAGACAAATAGTGTCAGCGGTCAGCTATCGCTAGGACTTTAACTTTATCGGTTCTGGGTCCAAGAATGCTCCGTTTATTGCGAAAAATCCTGGTATTACACCAGCCGCCTCATAAATTCTGTCTCTTGCCATCCCTGTACGAGACCATTGCGGTTGCGAAAGAGTTTGCCCAGTCCCGCCGAGTGATTGCGGTATGGGGTTACTCCACGTGGCGCCGCGATCATCGGACCACCGAAGGTAGACCAGCGGCTGCCCGCGTGGCACGAGTGCGCCCGCATCCAGCAACTGCCCCGAACCATCATCGCCAGGCGTGCCGATCAGACCGAGCGAGGTGCCGTCCGCCGCCCGCAGCGGCAGATCGAAGGTCGGCGACGTGTAGTAATCTGCCGCCCCCGCCTGCACATCGAGCGCGAAGCCGGGATAGCTCACACGATTGCCGTCATTGACCAGATGCGGAAAGCCCCGCCGCCACACCATTGGCATGCCCGCATCGGTAAACACGTTCGGGTCCAAGGCGTACAGCGTCCCGGTCTCCCAGTCGCCGACGACGTTCACGCCATACGCGAAGGCCGCGCAGTTCGCCCTGTGCCGGTGCTCGTTGCCGTCGAGGTCCGTCCACACCGCCTCATGCCACTGCTGCGTCGTCTCGTCGTAGCGCCAGGTCTTGTCGGCAGTCGGGAAATTGATCTGGTAGTAAGGGTGGTCGTTCTGCTGGAAACAGAATCCGATCGCATCGTCCGTGCGCGGATACTTTGACCACTCGGTGACCAAGGCCGGCGTCGATACCGCGTTCGCCTTGTAGCCGTCGCCGCGCGCGAGGATGTTTTCGCCGGACTGGTCCTGCGTCAGCCAGTAGATCACGCCGTTGTGGCATGCGATGGAGTAGGGCGCGTTGCAGCCGTGCTGGATGAACGGCCCCGGCATGATGGCGAAGGGGAAGTCCTGCAAGCCGGCGTTGAACCAAATCTCCGTGGTGCGCTCGCCAATCAGCCAAATCTCGCGCTTCTGGACGACGCAGGCCACCAGATTGTCGCTGAACCCATTCTTGTCGGCAAACCAGAGTGAGTCCCAGATGATCTGGTTCAGGTACGTGCTGCGGAAGCTGCGCTTGCCGATGTCATTGGTGACGATGAACCCGTCGAGCGCGTCAACCCGCGTGCCGCCGTTGAACTCGTAGACGCCGAGACTAGCCGGCGGCGGGGCGTTCGTCGCGGCACTGATCGGCGTCATCACCCGCGTGGTCAGGTCGATCTGGTAGCCGTTAGGCGAGCCGTCCACGAGAACAATGGTCGTGCCGTTGTCGGCCATCGAGCAGATGCCGGCGGTCGTCGTCAGCGTGCCGAGCAGATGAAAGCCCCACGTCTGGTCTATGTAATGCACGCTTGCGCCACAGACATAGAACAGGTCGCCAGTGTTCGCGCGGTAGAGGCACCGCGCCTGCGCGGGCACTGGCGCAGCGGACAGCGTGCGCAAACCTGGGGCGGGATACGCGGTGTAGGGAACCGGAGCGTCTTTAGGGTTCGACTCCAAAATCAAGTTCACGCAGCGCTGAGCGCTGGCGATGATCGAGCGTGCGCTATAGGCCCCGAGCGTGAGCGACAGACGACTCACGTTGCGTTACGCGCTGACCACGCCGAGCTTGGCGCTGAGGATGACGCCGGGCGCAACGCAGAAGTACTCGCACCGTCCCGCCGTCGCCCCTGCCGTGAGAACTACGCCGGTTGCCGCGGCAACGCCGTCGATCGTATCAGCGCCAGCGCCATAGACCTGGATGTTGCTCACGCCATTGTTGAACAGCGTTATCCGCGTGCCTGGAACACCGAGCGGCAGCACGACGCCAGTCCCGGCTGCCGCCGTGGTGATATTGTTGACGCGCGCCGTCAACTGCAATGCATTGGCGCGGGTGGTGCCCACCGCCGTCAAGCCGGTGGCCGCGGTGCTCGTGGCCACCGTCGTGATATCGACGGGCTGAAAGTTCGGAGCCGAGAGGAATTGCGTGCCAGACATACGTTAGCCTCCTGTTGATGGGGTGCGAGTTCTAAGGCTTCGACTTGGGAGCCGGAGGCGACGTCATGCCATCACCACGGGCATCGGCTGGCCTATCGATGGATTGGTCATTGTGGCCAGCGTCGTCACTTCCGATTGCGACAGTACGTGGTTGTAAAACCGCACGTCGTCCATGCTGCCGGCAAAGAAGCCGGCAGCCGTCCCGCGCACGTTGCGCGAGCCGATGAACATGGCAAAGCCCCAATTCGCGAATGTGGGCAGGTTCGTCGTGCCGTCGGCGGTCAGCGCTAGATCAGTACCATCAAGATAGAAGTGCTGGCGAGGCGTTGCCGCATTGTCGGACGTGAACGCCAGATGGTGCCAGTTGCCATCGTTGACGCTGGTCGCGTTGGTCGAATGGTATTCCTGCTGCGCAGCGGTCGCGCAGCGCAGAGCCATTTCCAGACCACCAGAGCGTGTCGCCTGCCCCGACGTGCCGTTGATGGTGACGGTCAGCAGCATCGTCGTGCCGGTGTTCACCGCACCGCATAGGAACTGCGCCGTGGTCGCCGTGGTTTTGACCCATGTGGCAAACGAGAACGTCACCATGGACGAGCCGAAGCTGCCCATCGTACCGACGTTCACGTACTGGCTTGTGCCGTTGAACGTCAGGGCTTCGGCCAACTTGCCGGTGCCCTGCGTCGGGGTGGCAACCATCGTCCCGGTGTTGCCCGCACCGCTCAGGTCGGTGACAGAGGTTCCGCTGATGGTGGAGGCGTCGAGCGACCAGTAACCGACGAGGCTCATGCCACGAGCGCCCACTGGAATTGCAGCGGATTCGTTCCCTCGGAGATCCGGCGTCGCACCTGTGCGTCAAGCCAGTCATGCGCGGCCGCCGCACCGCCGGTCGCGCCGGCCGCCTTCGCCACAGACAACGCGGCGAGCAGCCAAGACGCATAATCGACGTTGAACGTGTTCGGTGGCGTGCCAGCACTGAAATTATCTGGGTCTGGCGGCCACCCCGGCCAGCGCGTTCCGTTAACAACAGTCGGTGCCGGCGGAAACATCGCCTGATTGAGTGCCCAGCACGATGCCCAATCAGTAGCGTACGGGAAGCCATAGCCCTGACGCAGCGCCAGATTGTACGGCGCGCAATCAGCCCGCATTGTCCATCCCGACGTGCCGTTGGTGAGTGCGACCGGCATCTGCACCTTCCAGTTCAGCATCGGCAACCAGTTGGTAAATCCGACCCGCACGAGATGCGCAAAAACGATGAGCACGTAACTATCCATGAAACTCTGAATGGCTGAACCGGCCGGCAACCATACGGTCGCGGGGCTGTTCTCGGCATTATTCAGTATATGGAACGTGAGTTCCGGTGATCCCGCCGCCAGACCCACGCCGCTGACATAGCGATTGGTTGTCCAGGTACAGCATGCATCGAGCCACGATGTGAAATATGACTTCGGCAGCAGCCACGACGGCACGGTGGCCGGCGTTACCAGCGTGCATTGCGCTAGCGTCCGTAGGCCCCACGCGAAGCCGCGCGGCGCTGTGCCCAGGTTCCAGCTTGTGCGGGAGTTGGAGAAGCTGAACAGGTTGTAAGACGCCTGGAATTGGATTTCTTCCAGATGGTATGGATCGCCGGTGAGCAGAAACGGCACATAGGACAAGCCAGGGAAATGCGCGACATCCAACTGATTGCCGGACGAGTTGTTCGTCCACTTCAGTTGTGCGTTGCTATAGAGATTGACGGTTGGATACGTATTTGCGTTGAGAATGCCGCCGCTGGTGTCACGGAAATGGTAGTTCCACGTGCCGGAGGCTTCGGCCAAAGCCATAAACGACGCGAGCGACGAGCTTGACCGGGTGGCGATATAGTGCGCGTGCCATTCGTTGACGATGCCGATCTCCGGCCAGGGACCGCCGCTGCCCATGAACGGCTGCTGCCCGGCAAGTCCCATCGGCACATAGGTGCGCGTCGATGGTGCGGCCTCACCGGCAGCGAGTGCCAGGTCGATTGTCGGGAGCAATCCCGCCGCGACCAGCGCATCTACATCAGCGGTGACGGCGCGCGGCGTCGGGTTATGACGCCATCTAGAGAACCACTGGTGCTGCTTTGACAAGGTGTATGTTGCAAGCAACGTCGCGCCGTCGAATATGGTCGCGGTGTAGGCCGCCATATCAAACGCGGCGCCGACGATCGGATGCACGCCAAGCTCGAACACGACCTCCCATCGTGTCGCGCCGGCCTGCGTATCGCGGCGAAAATGCACGAAGAAGTATGGCAACCCGGCGTTGGTGACCGTCTTGCTGTTCTGTGTGAACCCCCGCAACGGGTCTGTGTAGCTGCCTTTATCGACACCATCCGTCTCGATGAATGTGTAGTTTGTGCCCGCGTACGCGATATTCACCGACAGCGTGCCGGTCGGCGGCGGCGTAGGTGTCGGTGTCGGTGTTGGAGTGGGCGTAGGCGTAGGCGTAGGCGTAGGCGTAGGCGTAGGTGTAGGCGTCGGAGTGGGCGTCGGAGTGGGCGTCGGAGTGGGCGTCGGAGTGGGCGTCGGAGTGGGCGTCGGAGTGGGCGTGGGCGTCGGCGTCGGCGTCGGCGTCGGCGTCGGCGTCGGAGTGGGTGTCGGCGTCGGAGTGGGTGTCGGCGTAGGTGTCGGAGTGGGAACAGGCGTGGCAGTCGTCGTCGTCAGATCAACGCCGAGATAGGAACCCACGCCGTTGATCGTCATCGCAGAAAGCGACGTGCCGTAGATCGCCGCTGGCACGAACGTCACCATGTCGGCCAACGACGCATCGAGTGTGATGGCGTGACGCTCGGCCCAACCCTGGCCGCCTGACGTGACAGCCCCGGTGAGGTAGTAGTCGTTGCCATTAAGCACCCCGACAGGGGTTACGTCCGCATACGCGATAGCACCGTCAGCCACAGATGTCAGATCGATCGTTGCCGAGGCAAGGAGACCACCGGCCGGAGTGGTCAGCCGCACATTGCGGCTGGTGTTACCTGTAGACTTCCTCACGCCAAGCTGCCCGACAGTAAAGTCTTTGGCAGCACGGAATCGCATGCCGATATTGCCGGTATAATCTGTTCGTGTGACGGTCGGAGCGAAGGCGCTGATGAGCTTGGTAGTCGGAGGCGGAGGCGCCGCAGGCCCTAGCACCAACAGCCGCACGCCGACATCCAGAGAGAGCGTTATAGACGGCGGAGACACCAAAGATCGCACCGGAATCTTCGGCGTCGCGCTCAGCAGATTGTATTCGATCACGCTGTCAGGCGGCTCACCGAACATGACAGTGTAGTTGATCGGCGCACCGCCAGGATCTTCGCCAACGCGAGAGACGAACAACAAGAACCGCCCATCGGACGCCTGATACAGATCGGCGTCGGTTCCCGGCAGGGGCGGCAACGTGATAGCGAGGTCGGATGGCAGGAACGTCTCGCGCGTCGCCCGCGTATCGGACGTGAGGACGAACAGAGCGTTGAGCGCTGTGACGATAGGCCGTGGATTGGTCTCATCCACCGGGAACAGACCACATTGATACGTCGAACCGTAGTCGAACAGTGAATACCAGAAGATCGCATCGACCGGTACAGGCAACTTACTGGCGATCAGCAGCGCCCGCAGCGTGTAGTAGGCATCGCGCGTGCCAGACCAGTTCACCCCACCCGGTCGCTTCGTGGAATCGGCAAGGAATAGGCTCGGGTGGAACTCCGTAACCAAGAATCGATTGGCAACATAGGCCGAGGCGAGGTCTATGATGTAGGCAGCGAACCCATCGTCAGGCGATGTGCCAGGATAGAAGTGCGCATTCGCCCAGACCATCTGCGTATAGACCACGGGCGGCGTTGGCAGCACATCGCCCAGATATCCGATCACCCACCCGCCTGGACCCGGCGTCCCAGCGACGATAGACGGCCCTACCGCCTTATCCGGCGCTGCCGCCCAGATCGCCGCCTGGACGGCCTGCGGTAGCGCCAACGCTTCGACTCCGCCGCCGTTGTCCCAGTTCGGTTCGTTCGTTCCTTCGAGCCATGAGATCCCGCAGGTCGGATCGGCGGCCATCGTGAGCATCGTCGGCACATCGGCCACGGTGCCGTTCGATCCGACGCACATAGTGACCCGGCGTCCGCCAACCGTGACTGCCTGAAGCCACGGAGTTTGCTCGGCCTCGCGCCCGGCATAGTGATATTCGCGGATAGCGGTTAGGTTGCCGGACGTACCATCGACCAACGCGAGCGCGGACAGGACATGCACAGGCAGATAATTGCTCGGCCACGCGCCCCAGGCATTGCCACCGCCAGCGTCCATGGTTGAGAACGTGTTGACGCCGAATTGCGTCATGGCCGAGATGCGGCGCGCGGATACGAAGGTCGTCAGGCCGCCGACTGTCAGGTTGATCGTACCGCCCATGGCAACCGGCCCGGCGCCCTTGTCGATGGTGCCGGTGATGTGGCCGGTGATGGTGGTGTTGCTCATGCGCTTCTGCGCGCGCGCAGCCGGGCGTTGCGTGCCAAGCGCTGCTGTTCGGCTATCTCGGCGGGATACCCCATTCTATACCAGCAATATTTAACCTGCTCTGGGGTGCAGCCAAGCGCCCGCGCGATGGCTTTATGTTGCTTACCGGCCCGGCGCATCTGCACAACCATATCGCGCTGCTCATAGGACAGCTTGCTTTTCGCGCTTGGCGTCCAATCGGTCATACGCGCGAGGCCAAGATACTGATACAGCCATCAGCAAGCGTTGCATCCTGCGTGCCGGGGTTGACCATCTGTAGGACTTCACCCGCTGCAAGGGTCGCGCCGCCGCCGGCCAGTGTGTTTGAAAAGCTGTTAGTGCTGGTGAATGTCACCGTACCGGCCGCAACGATGGAGTTAGCACTCGTGATGCGGTTGAAAGTGAACGCCGGGGAACCTGTGGACTTGGCGGTCGCATACGTGCTCGCCCCGGTCAGACTAGCAGGGATCACAACGGAGAATGGCACCGAGATATTCGTCGTGCCGCTTGCTGCTGGCTTGCCGGAGAATGGGAACGCGATCGGTATCGTCTGCAACTCGGTCGGGAGGTGCGCGAGGCTTGGCGTGACGGTGAGCGTGCCGCCGGAGACTGAAATGTCGGAGGCCAAGGATGCCACCGTGCCAGCGTTCCAGATGTTGGTGTTCGTATCCGTCGCAATCAGCGTGCCGCTGGTATTCGTGAGGTTCGCGCCGATCGCCTTGACCGCGGTTGCGGTCCAGCCGTTGGTATCGGCAGACGTGAGTGTGCCGGATGTCAACGACAACCCGCCGGCAAATGCCGTGACGGTGCCGGCGTTCCACTGAGCAACCGATGTACCGTTGATGAACGTCAGGTCCACGCCGATCGGCGTGATGGTGCCGGGTGTCCACTCGCCGTTGATCGTGCCAAGCGCGGTGATCGTGCCAATATCAACCCCGGCGACGGCCACGAGGCTGAGAAAGTTGCCAATGATCGGCGTAGCACTAAGAGTGCCACCTGAGAGCGCCATATTGTCGCCGAGCACGACGACGGTTCCGGCATTCCAGATATTTGTGTCGGTTGCTGTGAGCGTGCCGGATGCAAGCGCGAGGCTTCCAGCAAGCGTCGTGACGGTGCCGGCGTTCCAGTCAGCAAGCAGCGTGCCGGCAGCGGTGATCGTGCCGGCATGTAAGCCAGGGCCAGAGATGATCGATGTGACAGTGCCGGAAGCGCCGCCGCCGCCTGTCGCCGACAGCGTGCCGCTGGCCAGCGTAAGGTTCGCGCCGAGCTTAGTAACGGTGCCGGCGTTCCAGACCGGCGCGCTGCCCGCGTATGCCGCAATCTCGGCCAGCGACGCAGCATACGCCGTCGTCACACCTGACCGCACAATCGGCACTTTGTCGGTCGCAACAAGCGTTCCGATGTCTACCGCGGCGCTGATCTTTGTATCTGCCATCAGCCCCACACCCACGCACCGGAGCCGTCCTCAAGCAACCAGCGTCCTGACCCGTCCTCAAGCATGAAGCCCAGCGATGAAACCGGCGGCGCCACGGAAACCAGCGACGGTACGCCGTTCAACTGAAAACAGACGACACCGCCGTTGTTCCACACGATATCGATCGCAACCGGGGGTACGGTGGGAATAGCCGTCAGCAACGCGGTAAGTTCTGCGAGGGTCATGAGATAGACAGCATGCCGCCGTTATTCCACAGAATGCCGGGCGCCCCCGGCAGCGTCGTTGGCAGCGTGGCCAGCAGCGCATTGAGATCGCCCAGGCTCGGCGTGGCCGGGCCACCGCCGAATACCGGATAGCCGGCGCCGCCGCTGCGCTTCGAGATCAGGTGCTTCGGGATGGTCAGACGCGGGATCTGCGTGTTCGCGCCGCGGATGGTGGCCAGCGACGACTTCGCCAGCGCGATGACCTCGGGCCGCGTGTCATACTGGTAGATGGGCGCGAGACGCACCGTGAGATTTGTCCAGATCGCCTCTTGATATTCCGCCGGCATGTTCACGTTCTGCGTAAAGCCGGTGAACTGCGACAGCGTTTCCTTGACGCTCAGATGGATCTCGCCGATGCCTGCGCGTGCCAGCGGCCAGGGATAGACGACGCCTGTTGGGAACGCGCTGTCATAGAACACGTATCCCGGCATGGACGAGGCGAGCGACTTGAGCGCGATGCGGTTGTAGTCCTCGCGGCTTTCGAGGATCGTCAGCGGGTAGTCCACCGGGGCGGTCGGCGAGGCGACCATGAGGCGGAAGAACGCCGCCTCGATGCGATCGGGCCGCGGCGTGTTGAAGTCGCCGCCGATGCCGATGCTATAGGAAAGCGCGCCGGTCGCCGGGACCGATACGTCGATCAGGTGCCAGATCAGCCAGCGCTTACGAGCCCAGATTGCGATCATGCTGTTTAAGGCATCGAACGCATCGTTATAGTCCTCGGCCAGCGCCGATTGTCCGACGCCGAGGACGCCCGCTGCCTTGAGCGCAAACGCTATCAGGCCGGCCGGCGTGTTCAGCGGCATGTCATGGCCTCGGTGCCTCGGTCTGCGCGACCTTCGCCTGCACCTTCAGCCGCGCGATCTCGTCCTGTAGCGCGAACACCTGAGCCCGTAGGCTGGCTTCGCGCTGGGCGGCCTCCATGACCATCTGTCCGAGCCCGCGCGTCTCAGGAGAGGCCGGCGGCTGGTCCTGCGCGACAGCGGCGAGCGGGGCGAGCAGTGCTGCGAGGATGGCGAGTGTGCGGATCATGGGCACGTCGTCCGCGTGACCACGCCGGTGTTGACCCACAGCGCGCAGTGCGTGGCGGGAGCGGCAGTGGGGAGTGACGGCGTTAGCACTGTCGCTGTTGCGACCGACACGCTGGCCGTGCCGCCCAGCGTCAGCACGGGCGCGCCGCCGTTCGCCTGCGTCCAGGTCTCGTTCACGGTGAACGACGAAGGTGGGGTGCTATAGCCGGACGTGGACGGTGCGCCACATTGCTGCTCTGGCGTGAAGGTCACGGGATTTGCTGGTGGCGTGCTGGCCCAACCTCCCAGCACCAGCGAAATACCAGTCACGGCGCCGCCGAGAACCGACGTGATCTGAACGACACTACCATCCGCACCGTCAGCCCATTTGCCGGTGCAGGTCCAGCCGGTGCCGCCGCTGACCAGCGCCACACCCGTCATGTGCCAGACGCCGGCATCGAGCGAAGCCCCGGTAGCTGTGGTGTGCAACACCGCTGGCCCCGACTGCACATCGCCGTTGCCAAGCAATTGCGAATTTGGGCCGCGCAACAGGAAGCCGCCGCCAAACACACCTGCGCCGCTGGCGGAGAACTCGGTGAGATCAACCGCCCCAGCCCCCGCCATCAGGCTGGGCGTTCCAGTCCCGCCGCCGCTCGGATAGGCCCGCAGACCGTAACCCGTTGGCTGGATCACTGCCGGGTTGTTCGGCGTGCCCCAGGACATCAGGAAATCCAACGGCGCTGAGCCAGCCTGCGCACCAATACGCCAGCCAACATCTACGACACTGCCCTGAACCGAACTTCCCTGGCTGATAACGATCTGCTCGCCGATTCGTTCATAGGCACTGTTCCCGGCGGAAATGCCAAAATCGTTCTCATAGCCGATGCACGACGCCAGAAAGGTGGTTTTACACCCGGCAAGGCTGTTCACGCCGAACACGTTGCCGATGCCACCTCCTGCCGTGCCGCCGTAATTGGTCAGCGCGTTGGAGCGTGCGAGCAGGCCAATCAACTGCTGCGTATTGAATATCTCGTTCACATAGGACCACGACACGGCACCGTCGGAACAGGTCGAAACCGAGATCGAGCAATTCGGCGGCGTCACGCCAGATGTCGCCGCAGTCGTCGCGCGCATCGTTGACGTGCCGCTTTTCACCACCTGCCCCACGGCATAGGCAGTGCCCGTCACCCAAGCCGGCACTCCGGTGCCAGAAAACCCGAGATTGTCCGAGGTCGCTTCGACAGCAACCCCGGCGCCAAAGCCGCCGGTAACAGATCCCGCAAGCCGGAACGCACTGAACCCATTGGCGTTGGTGCCGGTATAAACGACGCGCTGGAAGTTCGCGTCCATCGGGCCGCCATCCGAGGCGAAACCACTGAGCGTTACGGCTTGTAGAAGCCCGGTATTCGCATTCGTCGGCGTGCCTGAGGCACCAGAGAACGCCACCGCCGAGGACAGACTTATGGGTGCGTTAAACGCTACCTTTTGGATAAAGGTAGGCAGTCCGAGGAAATTGCCAGATAGCGTTCCCCCGCCACTCAGCGTCGTCGCCCCCGTCACCCCAAGCGTGCCGCCGATGGTGGCATCGCCGGTCGCTGACAGCGCGGTGAACGCGCCCGTGTTCGGCGCGACATTACCGATCGGCGGCGGCGACGAGAACGACGTAGCTGAAATTAGCGCCGTGAACGCCGACACCGTGGTGCGCCGAACCGTGCAAGTGCCTGGCACGCCCGCTGTGCCGCCCTGGCAAACCGGCACGATATCGGTGCCGGAGAGCGCGGGCGCAGGCGGCACGCCGACCGGCGGCAGGCCATCGAGGTTCTGTGCCGCCGCGGGGAGCGGCAGCAGGGCCACGACGACGGCAGCGGCGAGGCAGAGACGCATCAGGCGTTTGGCGGCGCTGCCGGCTTCGGCTCGGCCGCGTCGGCGTCCTTCTTCGCCTGGGCCTCGGCCGCATCGGCGTCCTTCTTCGCCTGGGCCTCGGCCGCATCGGCGTCCTTCTTCGCCTGGGCCTCGGCTGCCTTGGCAGCGGCTTCGGCGTCGGCCTTGGCCTTGTCCTCCTTGGCGGTCAGCAGCTTGGCGTGCGCGGCATCGGCGTCGCTGTTGGCTTTGAGGATCGCGGCGGCGCGGGTGGCCTCGATCTTGCGCGCCTGCTCGGCCATCGCCTCGGCTTCCTTGTGCGCGGCGAGTGCGTCGGCGTCGCCTTTCAGGAACTCCTCGACCTCGGCCGGGCCGCTCGCGGTGATCGTCGTTCCGTCGCTGCGCGCGATGTGCTTCGGCCACTCTGCGAACGGCGCGGCCGGAAACGTCATACCCTGATGCTCTGACATGCTTACCTCCCTGGTGCGGTTGCTGCGTCCAGTTCCTGCCGAAGCCGTGCCAGGCCCCAGCGGCGATCGACCTCGACGCCGAGCGACACAAGCTGCGCGCGTAGCTCCTCGGGATCATCGGCACTCACCGTGGGGAGAACCGGCGCACGCCCCGCCATCGCCGCCTCAAGCTCGGCAATGCGGGCACGCAATGCCGCCTTCTCCTCAAGATCCGCGATCTTGGCGCGCATCACGTCGATGGTCTCGCTGCTCGGCGCCGCGCCCAACTCGCGCTGCAACCGCACCACGCCCCAGGTCGGATCGACCTGCACGCCGCGCTGCTTCGCCTGCACGATCAGCGACTGCCGGTGCTCCTCGATCTGGCCCTCGGTCTGCCCGCCGGCCAGCACCGCCTCCTCCTCGGCCTCGGAATTGACGATGATCTCCTCGAACACCTCGCGGTCCTCGGACCAGTCGCGCACGATCGTCGCGTTGCCGCGGATGACCTCGGTGGCGTGATCGAAGTGCTGCACGCCACGGGATACCCTCAAAAGCTTAGGGTATTCGTGGAATACGTAGTCGCGCTGGAGTTCGCCATTCTCGTATTTCGCGGATAACACCCCTTGCATGGGGCCTCCTGATCTAAGGAAATCCGCCTGTCCTGATCCGCTCATGATGCCCCGCTAAGTAAGAGATAGGCTCCGGCCTAATATAACCGGAGCCTACCGAACTAGTTCACGCTATCTGCAATAGCAACGAGCCATTCCGGCCTAATAAAGAGGTATCCGTATACCACGTCAAGCCGGGTTACTTCCTGATCTGTGCCGCCGTAATACTGCGTCAGCATCCGCATCGACACGCCGTCGTATTCGGCGCGTGCCGCCTCGGTGTTCTTCGGCAGCACCAGATCGGCGGTCGCCAGCGTCAGCGCCTCGGGCACGAACGCGACGTTCTTGATGTAGGTCGTGTTTGCCGGCCCGAGCAGCAGGATCGTCGCCGAGTTGGCGGGCGATGCGGTGACGGTCTGATACTGCACCTGATTGCCGCCGGACGGCGGGATGATCGCCGGATACAGCGTCAGCGACGTGGCGCCGGACGCCGCCGCCGTGACTACCACGAACTGCCGCAGCCGCCCGGTGTCGCCCTTGGTGATGCGGTTGACCGCGTTCACGCCGGCCAGGGTGATGATGTCGCCCTTCGCCAGCGTGCCGGTGATGGCGTTCGTCACAATGGTGGTGCCGGTCTGCGACGCGCCATTCACTGTCCCGGCCGTGAACGTGCCGGACGTGTGCTTCAGCACCGTCTGATCCGCCAGCCAGTCGAAGCCGAGCGCGTTCTTGATCGCGCCCGATGCATACTGATCGCTGATTGTCGTCGCGGGATTGAACAGCCCGGCCAGGGCGCCGGTCACGCGGCTGTCGGTGTAGGGATCGACCATCAGGCGCCGGTTCATGGTCGGCGCGCTGTTGGTGTCGAGGATCGCCTTCGCCGTCAGGATGGTGTTGCTGGTCGGTGTGACGATCGCGGACGCGACCTCGTTGTCCACGTAGTTGCAGACGCCGCCATCTACGCCGGACACCACATCGACCGCGACGGCGCCGGTGAGGTTGTTGATCGCGGGCGCGATGTAGCGCTCGGCGAACATATCAATCGACAAGGTGAGATCGAGCGTGCCGGCCGACATATCCACGCCCTTTTGCGTGGCAAGCGTCAGCGTCGTGAACGTCTCGTTGATGTCCTGCACGGACGCCGCGGCGCCGGTTCGGACGGTAAAGTCAACCGGCAGGCGCAGACGAAGCGCTGAGCCGATCTTCCAGCCGGTGTTCGCGTACTGGTCGTCGTACTGCGTTTCGATATTCCGCAGCAGCGCGTTGGAGTTCTTCCACAGGCGTGTGGCTTCAGCAGTAACTTGGGAAATCGTGAGATAAGTGGCCATGTCGCATCGTCTCCACGGACGCGAGGCATTGCCTCAAGCGTCGGACAAAACTGAACCGCCTCACTCGCGAGTTCTTGGCGGGTCGGATTGCCTCTCGTGGGATGAGCCTGTAGTCGCGCGCACGATCGGTAGGCGTAGCCGCTCGGGTTTGCGGAGTTCCCGGTTCCGTCGTCGGATAACGTTACGCGGCCTGCCCCTGTCCGCCGAGCTTCTTCGGCGCGGTGCGGTTGCGGAAGGCGATGTATTCCTGCGTCGTCATCTTCGCCGGGTCCGGCGCCGGCGTCGGACGCCCCGCGCCGACCGGCCTGACCGGGGGCGCCACGCGGCTGATCTCTTTCGGTTTCGGTGCGTCTGCCACGTTCAACTCCGCTGCCATGCGCCCCATGCTCGCCGCCATTGCCGCCGGGCGCTTGTCCAGCAATGCCTTCAACTGATCCGGATCGTCCGCCAGCGCCGCCACAAGCCGGTGCGCATCGGGGATATCGACCAGCGCCTCCATGAACTCCGGCCGTGCCAGCGCCCCCATGCTGTGCAGCATGGCAGTCTTTTCGTTCCACACCTCGGCGCCGAGATCCTTCACGCCGCCGTCGATCACCGCCTGCCGGCGCTCGCGCACCCGCTCCTCGGCGACCAGGCGTTGCGCCTCGGCCACGATCTCGGCCCGATCGGTCGGCGCCGCGGGCTGTTGCTGCGTCCCGCCGTTCTGCGCCTGACGCAGCATCGCTTCCGCGGCCTCGGCCCGGCGCTCGGCTTCCTCGGCGCGGCGCATGGCCTCGGACGTGCGGGCCTGTAGGTGTGCGAACCGGCGATCGGCCTGGCGCGGCTTGGGCGTCGCGTCAGGCTTTGCCTCACCGCCCGCGTCCTGGCCCTCTGGCGCGGCTGTGGCGCCCTCGGCCGGCGCGGGCGTCTCCGTTACCGCTGCCAGCTGCGCGCCGTCCTGCGGCTCTTCGGTGGCCAGCGTGTCGTCGTCGTCCAGCATGGTCGCTCCTTATGCGCCGAACAGCTTCACGCGCACCGCGTGCAGCCCGGCGCGGATCTGTGCATCTGGCATCGACGCGGCTTTCGCCGCCTCCTCCAGCCGCACCACCTCGGCCGCCGCTATCTCGTGCTGCGTCCGCTCGGCCGCGAGATCGGCCGCGGACTTGCGCCCCGCCGCCGCCGCGGCATTCCGCTCGGCAGCCGTTGCCGCCATGTCAAATCGCAGTGATGCGATCAGTTCGTCGTGGGACATGCCTGGTTGGTCGCTCATGGTCGCCTCCTATTCGGGTCGTGCCTTGTCGCTCGGCTCGGCGATCACGGGCGCGGGTTGCGCCTCGCCGCAGCGGTCACAGTGCTCGTGGTGGCGAAAGCTCAGATGCCCGCACTTGCAGCGCCAGGACACGGGCAGATCGGCCAGCAGCGTGCTCAGTGCAAATGCCTCGGCACGACCGCCGCCTCGCGATGCACGAGCCGGTTCGCGCGGTGCGGGTTGTCGAGGATCAGCGCCTCGGCGATCTCGTTCTTGACGCTGACCGCCACCACGTCGTCGGGCTGCGCCAGCATCGTCGTCAGCGCCTGCCGCGCGTCCTCGTAGAGCTTCGGCATGACCTGATTGACGAACAGCAGCCGCGCCGCCTTCTCCGTCACGCGGCCCTCGGCACGCATGCGGCGATAGACCACGTTGTCGCGCGCGTAGACCTCCCACAGCTCCTCGGCCATGGTGCGTGCCGTCTTGGCGACGAGGCGGTGGACGTTCAGCGGCATGTCATTCCTCGGCGTCGCTGCTGGTGACGATGCCGTGGCCGACGCCGGAGAGCATCGACAGCGGCACAGCGTATTTGCGCGGCGAGCCGTGATAGGCGATAAAGCCAGGCGTCTGCTGAGGCACGGCCTGCGCCTGCTGCCACCCAACCGCCCGGCGCAAGCCCTCCGGCCATTCTGCCGGCGGTATCGTCGGCCCGTTGTTCGCGCTGTGCAGCGCCACGTTCCAGTCGCCCACGCGGCCGGCGCCCGGCTGCGGATCGCCCTTCGTGCCGCGCAGGATCAGACCGAGTTGCTCGACGCCCTCCGGGTCCATCTGCCCAAGCATCGGATGGTCGCTGTCCATCAGCGCCATCTCAATGTCCGAATGCGTCGCCTTGGAGGCGTCAGCAACCGCAACATCGTGGCCGCCAGGCGAGACGCGCACCGATCCGTCGCTTTGGTTCAGCAGTTGCTTGAGCCGTCCAGCGCCTGGGTTCACATGAACGTCGTATTGCTGACCAAGCTCAGTCTCGCCAGGAACGACTTCGGTTTTCGCGAGACGAATGCCCTTCATCCCCGGCGCCGTGCTGCCCATCAGCAGACCGCCCGCATACTGCCGCGCCGCATCCACCACGCCCGCGCCGGTCGGCAACCCAGTCTGATCGTTCCACAACCCCTGCTGCGCCGAGATGGCGCGCTGCTGGTCAAGCCAATCCTGCGCCGCCTGCGCGTTGAACGCATAGGCATCGGCCGGGCCGACGCCATTCGGCGCGCTCAGGCTCGCCAGCGTGTTCACTGGCGCCTGCGGATCACGCCGGACGCCCGAGGATAGCGTGTTGGCAGGCCAGCCAGACCACAGCGGGTTGTCGGACACCGATCAGCCCCGCATCCCCGACATCGGAATGCTCGCATCCACGCCGCCCGCGCCTGGCCCACCGCCGCCGGCCTGGGCCCCAGCCGCATGCTTCGGCGCGAATAGCTGCTGCAACTGCTGCACGTAGGCCATCTTCTGCAACGGGTTCAGCTTGGCGAACATCTCAGGCGAGAACAGGTTGTTCAGCGACGACAGACCGTTCAGTGGCGTGGCGGGTGCGGTAGGAGCCGGCGCAACGGGGGCTGCTGTGGTCGCTGCGACCTGAACGGGCCCGGCCGGCTGACCGCCATTGTATAGGCCGACATACCGATCTGCACCGCGCGCCCGGCGCCCGATCTCCGTCTTGTCGGCTGGCACGCCGAAGCCGCCGGTCCAGACCGTCGCCGCGTCCGCCGCCGTCTTGGCCGCGCGCAACTGCTCGCCCACCTTCGCCAACGGTCCCTGCGGCGAGATCTCCCACGCGGCGTACGCGTGCTGCTGATCCTCGGTCGGGTTCGGGCCGTAGCGGTCGAACAGGCCAGTGCCCTGCGGATTGGTCAGGCGCGGGCCGTGGTGCTGATACAGCCCATAGCTGGTGCCCTTGTCGCCGAACACGGTCGGCGTGAAGTTGCTCTCGGAGCCTGGGCCGCCAGCCATGATGCCGGCAATCTGCGGCTCGGTGTAGCCTTGCGAGGCCCAGAAGTCGTGCGTGCGCTGTGCGACCGCCGCACCGGGCGTGCCAGGGGCCGGTGGGCCGCCCTCAAGCTCGCTGCGCGTCATGCTGCCGGGGCCGGCCGGCGTGGCGTGTGGCATCGCCACAGGGGTTGGCGTGGGCGCACTCGTCTGCGGTTGCGGCGCCGGAGCCGCCAGCACGTTATCGGGCGACGCATCCGTTGCCGGCACGCCGAACGCGCCGCTGTAGCTCAGGAGATTGCCGTCGTCAGCCATCGCGGTTCAGTAGTTCCACCGCCTTGGCCGGGTCGCGCTCGGTGTGCAGTGGACGCACCGTGATATTGCCACGACCGTCATCATCGGCCACCAGCATCGTGCGGGATTTGGCGATATGACGCAGACTATCTGCCATTGAGCGCAGCAGCGTCAGAACCTCAGCAGCCTGTTC